CACCGAACTTGCGACACAACCAAACCTCATATTCACACCAATCGCGACGGATAGAAGAATCAAACTTGCCGAGATCATCCTCTAACCACGGTCCATAACCGTCGCAAATGTGCTTTGCAGCTTCTTCCGCAGATACACCGCTGGTAAAACAGATATTGTTCGTCTTATCCCAGCGCCGTTTGAGCAAGTCTTGCAGCGCCATGATCCACGGCCCAACCAGACAAATGAATTCCGGTTGCGCTCCTTGTATCAGGCGTGGCGCTTTGTTTTTGCGCCCTGCTGGACTGGTGTACAGGTCGTTTTCGACCTTAACAAATGACGATCGATAAGTATAACGATAAAGTTGACTCTTAGTCAATGTCGATTCCTCACAGATCCCATCTGCCTGCAGCTTATTCATAGTCTGCTGCAAGACTCTCTTGACACTCGGCGATGCATTCGAACGCGATAAATACTCAGCGAACGAAACCGATTTCACTCTGTGCATATACGGAAAAAGCTCTCGATGGTTCCGTTTACACCATTGCAAGCACGCAGCGAGATCATCAGTCGGAACATCCGTGTCACAAAGGACGCGGGCCGTTAATGCTTGTTTCTCGTTGTGTTGATTGCTTGCCATGCCTGTCGGCGCATAGAGCTTCGTGTCAAAGCCATACGTCGCATGCACACCCTTCGCTGTGAGAGGGGTTTTCAGATTGAGCGGTGATCGCAATTCCTGCCCACTCAGCGCGAGCTTAGCTTTAGGTTTAAGCTTTCTCGGCGCGGGCAACTCGACACAGTTAACAAGCATCCTGCACTGCACTGGTCGAGGGTCACGCAACGTCATGCCTGCAGTCCGGCGCGAAGCACGGCTGGGCCAACGACCAACGGGACCTGGATTCAGTTCGATGCCAACCAGTCTCGGAGCTGGTGGCTGATACAGCGCATCTTTGAACAGCTGCTGCACGAACGTTCCGCTGTACTTCGACACATTCGAAAGTGCAACACGGACAAAATAATCGACACCATCGTCGAACAGAGGTTGCACCAGGCGCTGGCCCAAGCCAACTACTCCCGACACCACACTGCACGCGGCGCTTCTCACGCCACGAACATAACCCCCCTGCTCGCCACAGTACGATCGGACCCGGCGACCCGCATAGGCAGCACCAACAACGGCGCCAGCCACAGCAAGAACGGAC